TAATGTCATAATAATGTCATAATAATGTCATAATAATGTCATAATAATGTCATACTTTTCGCGCATCCCACCCCCCCACCATCGCACCTACATGTAGGCGCGTGGGTGCTAGCCGTTCATCCATCCTCCTATCAACTTCCCCCCCCCACACCACGCGCCCAACACGTCGTCCACACTCTCGACCTCCTTCCCCGCGAGAATCATCGGGTTGCCCATCTCCTTTCGCCGCGCTATAACATACTCAATCGCGTCGCGCCACGCTTTGTAGAGCTTTGGGTAGCGGGCGAACTCAATCTCCCTCGCACGGCGCGACGCGAGGGGACAACCCACACACCCAATCCTCTTCCATCCTTCCTTGTAGAGGGGGTTGCCCTCAATGCCACGGGAATGGAGGTAGTCCCACACATCCTCGTCCGACCAGTCGATAATGGGATTAAGCACACGCACACCCCTCATCTGACATTGCTCGAAGAGGCGGCGGTGGGAGGCGTCGTCCGTAGTGAGGAGCCCCGCGCTCGCTGCCGCTTTCTCCCCCCCCCGTGTAGCGAGTTGAGGTGGGGGGGGAGCGGACGCGGTATACACCATCGCAATCCCGCTCTTCGCCCTCCGCCTGGCGCTTTCCGCCCACCGCACACCCGTCACGATATAGGGCGCATCGGGCATCTTTCGCTCTTTTAGCTCACTACAACACACGCGCATCACCCTTGATGGGATGACCAGTGTCTCCCGCATTATCCGCCAGAGGGAGCGCTTAGGTACGTTGATAACCGCGTCGATGCCCTCCTCCCGTAGGGCGGCGAACACGCGTCGGATGTAGTAAACGTTGTCAGGCGGGTCAGCCGTGGTAAGATTGTGGGTTACGCGAAAGGGCACACCGCTCTCTTTGGCGAGTTGTAGTATCACGTCACTATCCTTGCCGCCGCTATATTGCACAACAAGCGGCATGTCAAACAGACGTTCAGCTTCTTTCGCCGCCCAACGGAAACGCTCATAGGCGGTGTCTATCTTCTGTTGTAACTCTTTACTCACTTCCATTTTTTTTTCTCCTATAACGTGTAAACAGTGTAGCGTGCCTACATGTAGGCGCGCTCCAGCTTCTCCACCTCGCGTTTGTAAGTGCGAATAGCCTCGTCAATCGTCTCACGCGTTCCACGCCTCTTCGGCGTGGCGCAACTCGTTCAAAACTTCGCCGATAAGTCCAAACCCTCCCTTTATTCTCCAACTCTCAGTTCTCATTTTTCCTCTCTTCGCTCCTCTTTTTGCGTCAATTTATAAAGCATGTCGTCCAAATCGCGCATCCTGTCCTCGATATCTATCAACGCGTCTTGTATCAATCCAACGGCTATCTCTATCATCGGCTTGGTCGAATATAGTAAATTCTTGCACAATTCTACGCTTCGTTTTGCTTCCTCGAGGAGATCGTTTTTCTCTTGAACTGGCTTTTCGTATTGCTCCGGAAAATTCTCCTTCAGACCGAAAAGACGGTCGAACACTTCAGCCGGGATTCTGAATGTACCTCCAAGTCGCCCGCATACAAACGCGTCGCAAACGACGCATTCTTTATTAAGAGTCACCGCATCAATCCACGTATCGCCATACATATAGACATATCTATCCCTGATGAATATCGCCCCCTCGATCGAATCTAATCTAGGATCCCCGATGCCCTCGCAATCTTCTTTACGATCTAACATCCGCACCTCAACGTTTCCGTTATTCGCAGACTCGCGAGACCACATGAAGCAGTGCCCCGCCATTCTTTTTACCCGATGCGTCGCTTTGTATTGAATGACCAAACGATAGCCATCCTTGCGAGAGTGCAAGTCGTTGTAGATCTTTCGCGCGAACTCCTCGTTCGTCCCCGATCGGTAGATGAAAAACTCTTGCGAGTTCAGAATGTAACCGATACCACGATTCACTTTTTCGTTAAAGTTAGCCATGTTTTGTTTTCTCTCCTCTTTGTTCCGTCCGTCACCGCACCGAACGCACTCTCCCTTGTGAGGTGACATCCACCAATGTGTCGAAAAAGAAATTGTATTGGGCACCTACCAATGCCATCCACCACAAATCTTCTGGTGGCTGGTCATAGATGGCTTCATCACCTCGTCTATCCCGTCTGCGCAGTCGGCGCAGCACCTCCGCCACCGTCGGGCTGGGTAGGTAACGATGTAGCGTCACTCGCCATCGCCGACAAATGCGGTTGAGCACGGCAACCATACCATCTGCCAACTCTTCCAGCCGCCCTCTCTCGACCGCATCTTCCTCCACGGCGGCGAGTGCTCTCGTGAAAGGCACACAGCCGAGCGGGCTAAAATCCGTCCAAAGTGTCTTGTCTCCCAACACCGCCGCCCCTCCAGCCGCCTCGTACACATCCGACTCGCGCGTCCACGCCGCCACATACGTGTCGAACAAGGCGCGTTGCGTCTCGGAGTGGGTAGCCGAGGGGCAAAACGGCGTCGTCGGTTCGCGCAGCACGTCAATTTCTCGCAGGTCGAGCACTTGCGCCACATCCGTGAGCATAGACGACTTGCCCGAGCAGAACATTCCCTCTATTATCTTGAATTCTAACACGCTTATACCCCCAAGAAGCAGTCGATGGGGCTGTACATCCTACCCGCCTGAATGTAATCGTAAAGGGAACGGGCTGTGGCTTTGATCTCATCCATCGTCTTCGGTTCGCCCCAGGGTAAACGGATGAGGCGTGTGTATTGTCCCAACCCCGTGAGTAGGCGTTCATACTCAAGCTGTAGCGCGGTGAGGTAGTCGGCTGTGATGGCGCACTCGCATTTTCGACCCTCTTTTTCTTCCATCCGCTTGACAATACGCTTAATCTGCACATCTATTGGCGTATCGAGGTAGACGACTGCGGTAGGGTAAAGCGCGAATCGCGTCATGTTGGTGAATAGGTCGAAGTACGTGTTCGCATCGACCTGCCGCATCGTCCCATCTTTCACCAGCTTTGAGACAAAGCACGAATCCGAGAAAATGGAGCTGTCTTGCACCACGTTGCGTCCCGCGATAGCCCGATCTTGGGCGATCAATTGCTGCTCGAAACGCTTGTTGAGAAGAAAGATTTGCATTGCGAAGGCGTTTTGTTCTGGATTGGCGTAGTAATCTGCCAAGTAGGGGTTGGTGATGGAGGCGGGCTCGCGCAACACCTCGCAATCGTCCCACACTTCGCCGATGGCGTTGGCAAGCGTGCTCTTACCCGCGCCGATGCCGCCAAGCACGCACACATGCACACCGTGTGTCTTTCTTTGCGTGGGAAACGTTTCGTTCTTCATGGTCATGGTCGTCTTCTCCTTTGTTAATTGCTAAAGCGTTGCCACACAAGCGGCGATCCATATTCAATCGACGTGATGTAAAAAGGGGGAACAGCGTCGGTTTGGCTATATTTCTGTTGCACGAGTATGTGCCATGAGTGCGGTATATAGCACATTAACGCTCCTCTGTGTCGTAAATTGTACAAAAGATCCGATACTTTTTTCCAATGGTGGTAGGTCTTCGGCGAGAAGTAAATCCGCTCTTTGATGGGGAGTTGGATGGGGTAGGCACCACTCGGCGTGTAGGGGCAAGGTCGGCGCCCGTCGCACAGTCTCTCCAGACGGGTCGGCGCGAACGCATCTAGCCACACTTTCCATCCCGCGTCATCCAACTTCACCCACGTCTTACCAGCAGGCGGGGGCAAGGCGGCACCGCAATATGGGCACTGTTTCAGACGAGGGGACACAAGTCGGTCGCACTGGAGACACGTGGTGAGCACCGCGACGCCCTCCACCGACTCAGCGCCCTCTTTATCCCTCTTTTCGTGTGTCGCAAGTATGATATCCTCATCCAGACCAAACCGGACCACATTATCCGACATGTCGTAGATTGTGCCGCCGCGTCGTAGCCGCCCGATTATCTGCATGTATGTGTGTGCTTCACCCACCCGTCTCGCCAACACAACCGTGTCGATGTCGGGATCGTCCCATCCCGTGGTGAGTGTCTGAATGCAAGACAGCCTCCCCGCGTCCGTCTCCTTGAAGTGTCGTTCCTCGGCGGGCGTCTCAGCAGTGATGAGGCGGCCCATCCAGGGCTCCCAATCTTCCTTTTTTGCGATGTAGGTAACGGCGTGTGCGGCTGTCGGTAGGGCGGGCACACTATCGGCGCAAATAACCGCACTCACGGGCGGGGCTAGCCATTGTCCCTCGCGCAAGTAGTAGTATGGAATTTGAACGATAATGCGTTTCTTCAAAAAGGGGTGGGCGGGCGTCGCCGTGAAGCCGACAACTCGACCCCACGCCCAATTTTTCCACACCCAATCGCCCCACACGCCGCCGCCGTTGGCGGTGGGGACGTAGTGATGCACTTCGTCTACGATGAGACGTGTGGCGGGCGCATCGTGGCGTTCGGCAATCTCGGCTAGTGCGGAAGGGTGTACACAGCGCAATCCATATTTCTCTGAGGATAATTGGCGGCTCACCGATAGTTCCGCCACAACGACGATGACGGTGTGACCCGCCTTCCGCCATCTATCCGCCAACTCTTTGATGATGAGGCTTTTGCCCGATCCCGTGGGAGCGACCACTACGCCAGAGCGGTCCGCCTGCTCCACAACATCGACGCAACGTCGTTGGTAATCTCTTAGTTCCATATTATCCTCCACATCCGCATTTCTCACGCCACCAGTCTTGGCATCTCACACGATACCGCTTGTAGACCCAGTTACCATCCATATCTTTCGGGTTGTTGTCCCACTTCGTAATATCGTGTTTGTCTGGGTCGTAGTAGTCAATCCAAGTCGGCGTGACGGCAATCTCGCCCCGCCACGCCTCCGGTACACTATCCTTCGCACCGTATGACACCGTTTTGTCGTCGAGAAGGATGGGGGAGCAGCAAGGTCGCCACGGTTTCGGGCGTAACGGGCTCGGACAATCGCGCACCACGTTGGTAAGCCATCTCGCCCCTGGGACTTGAAACATCTTCTCGCCCGCATCGTTGTATTTGTAGTGCGTGCTTGGGTAATAATTCTCGTAGTAGGCTGGAATGGCGAACCATTTGCACGTGGGCACAAACGACCTTATCTTTTTGGAGATCCAATCTTGCTCCAACCCCTTTGTGCACAGCGTGTTGAGATTTGAGAGCACGACGAAGGGCAACCCCTCGTCACCCCGTAGCCATTTGTAAAAGTCACGGAATAAAGAGAAAGGCGGGTTCGTTATCACAACATCCGCCCAATCTCGATCGCGCCAGTGGGCTTCATATCCGCCATCCTCCTCACCGCTAAAGCGCACCTCATAATCGTGGTCGAGTGCCCAGTTCACAAACGCGCTGGTGGCTGTATCGCACGGACAATACACGCGTTTGAAGGATGGGATGTTGAGCAACCACGCCAACCCCTCGTCCACGGTACATCGCTGTGTGTAGAACTCATCTCTCTTAGTCTTACGCGCTTTATCCAAGTCACTTTTTCGCATCGTTCTCTCCTACGTGGCGGGGTTTCCCCCGCCTCACAATGGCTATTTCGGGACGTCAATATGGAACATGTCTACCAACGCGTCGTGTGTCTCGACAATCATGTTGGAGATGTCGATAAGATGCGTGGCGAGGTTGGTGTTCGGGAGTATGGTGTCGTCGGCGCTTGTCACGAAGGCATCGCCTCCAGCCAAGTCGTTCAAATCACCCATGTCCATCGCCGCACCATCGAGTGCCCCGTTGATTTCACGCAACATGTCACAAATGCGAATGACGGTGTGTTTCAAAAATGCTCGTTTTTCCATAATTTACCTCTCTTCTCTAGGTAGTTCGCCCATGTCTAGTTTAATTAAGCGGCGGACGGTATGGACGAGACCTTCTGCCTCTTTCGTCGTGCCTTTTCGTTGCAGGTTTGTCCCACCTCGATTGTAGGCTCTAACTAAGTCAAATCCTGAAAATCGTTTCGATAAGTGTTTTAGGTATCCTATGGCGGCTTCCGTGGCGCAGTCTAGGTTGTGTGGGTCTTCACATCCGTAGACACGCGCCGTGTAAGGCATCAACTGCCAATATCCTTTGGCCCCTTTGTCGCTCTCAGCCTCATCCCGACACCCGCTTTCCGCCACCATGAGGTAGTAAAGCCATGTCGGGAGACCGTTTTCGGCAAGTCTCGCCTGCACATCCGCTTTGTACGGCTCGCATCTCTCAAGCCGTCCATCGGCGAATGCGGGTTGGTACGCTAACAAGAGTAACACCACGGTTGCCAGTAGTGTGATGCATCGCACTATCGCTCACCCTTTATGTATGCGGTGAGGCGCGAGATCGCATCTTCGAGGCAAGACCCGTGCGCCCAAATGTAGGACGACTCATCTCTGCGGCACAGCACTTCGACACCAGGAATCTCCGTCGTACTCGTTCGCACCTCCACGGTATATCCCGCTTGAAGTGCGCTCTTGATTACTTCCATTGCGCCCTCTCAATCTTCAACGTGTGTCCGCCCTTTAGGTAGATTTTCACATGGTCGCCTGGGTGAAATTTGATGTGGTCGTCTTTGCTGACGCCGACAACCGTGATAAGCATATTAAGTAGGGATGTCGGGTGAATGTAGACGAGATCGCCAGACCGACCACTGTAAACACTTTTGACGACGGCGAACGCCGATGGATCTTCGAGCGGTTCTTTGACGACGCCTATTCCCTTTATCGTGAGTGTCGCCACACCGACGTTCTCATATCCGACAAGACGTCGTTCGACTGTGGCTGGTGTGAGGGGGATGAACCCAAGCTGTCGCATGACGCTCAACATGTTTTCGACCGTGCCGAATGCCTTGTCGCGGGCGTACATGCGTATTGCCACAAACTTGTCGTCGCTTACGACACCGAACACGTCGCCATTAAAGGCGGGTAGGATTTGAGGCGGAAGCCCGTGGCGCACACCTCTGATCGGAGTCGTGAGATGCCCTGTGTCATACGTCACTGTGCGTATTTCCCCACATGGGTACCACATCTCTACACCTTTTTCTTCCGTCTTTTCGCGCGACACTTTGCGTGACACTTTGTCTTCCACCGTGAGTTTTTGGAGCTCAATCTCTGTTACTTGCTCGCCAATCACTTCATTCAAATCTTTTTTCTTTTTCGCCATGACGATTCCTCTTGAATTTAAGCGCGTATGCGTGTATTAGGACAATCCCCCGTGCACGCATGGTGCGTGTTCTTAGCCCCGCGATTGCCCACGCGGGGTTTTTTCTTTAGTCATTCCAATGCGTCTCGGTCGGTTTATTCGGGTTGCCGACTTTTCCATCCGCGAACTTGCATAGCGTCTTGAAGTAGCGTTCATCCAACTTTCGGAATTGGTCTCTGTAATACACCGCCGAGTCGTACACCTTTTGTTGGTATAGCGTTTGAAGCACTTGTAGTTGTTGAGCCCAATCTTTCTCCGACGCCCACCATCGTTCCATCGTCACAGCCAGCGTCTTCGCCATCTCGTCGATGAGGTCTTTTCTCAATTCTTCAGGCGACGCGTATTCTTCAAAGTGACGACCCAATAGGTGTATCCGAACGACTTCCATCGCACTCTTGAATCCGTACTCATAGGCGTTTAACCTTGTTTCCACAATTTTGTCTACTTTACAATCGTTGTCCATGTCTGCATTCCTTATGTTATTGGTGAGAGAGGCGGGAGCCATTCCCGTCCCTCGATGAGCACTTTTTACAAAGATTTTGTAAAGTTGTCAACGGAAAAGTGAAAAAAAAATCGCATGTCGCGAAAACATGCGATTCAAGCCACTTTTAGTGGCTTCGGTGGGGTATTAGTCCCACGGACAAGCACCAACTTTAGGTGCTAATTTCGGTTCAAACTTGAAGCCGCACGCGCCCACCTCCGCCTCATTGGCTTGGAGTTGGTCGAGCGTCGTTCTGGCTCGAATGGCTTTGCAGCACAATTTCACGCCCCAATCGGTGTTCATCGTCCAGACGTAGGCGAAAAGCTGAATATCGGCATGGTGAATCGTCTTACCCTCAAAGTTGGCGATCTTGTCGCCATATTGGTCGTAGAGAACGAACGGTTGTTTGCTGTCGATGTTGACGTTGAGTGTTTCCCCGTCTTTGGACAAATACTTTTCAATCGAGAACGGTGTGCGGGGATCTTGTTTGTACTTGCCAATCGCCAACTTGTTCGCTTTCGCGTATGTGACGGAATCAATGACCTCTTGTTTCAAAGCCTTAATGTTCTGCTCCGTGGCGGGGATTCGGGCTAAGAATTTGTAGCATTCTTTGCCGTACATCTTGTCCACGTGCAACGTTTGTAGAGAGCAGTAATCCAAACGAATGTCTTCAAATAGTTTCATGTTTACCTCCTAAATAGGCAATTATGACGCGCGTGGCGTCGCTTAGACAATTAGCCGTGGCCACCAGATAGCCACGCTCACGGAGTTGCTTTAAGACCTTTTTTTGATCTGGACTTAAGCCACGCGCGACATCTATATCGGGCGCTTTTAACTCCAAAAACAAACCGTGATATGCGCCCTTTGGAATGGGCATAAACAAATCGGGGTACCCTCGTCTGACGCCGAGGGATTTAACCTTGCGCATTGACGCTTGTGAAATCAATCCGTTAGGAATGTGCATCAGCTCGTTTGGCTTGGCGTCGTATGCGGTGCACACCATATCCCACCATAGTAGCAGTTGTTGTTGCAATCTGTCTTCTGATACTCTAGCCATTCGCCATTGTCCCCGTTCGCACTGGCTCTGCCGATATAACATCGTCGATCGCCGCGCGTAGTTTCTTGCGCGTGTCGAAATCTGAGTGCGCATACCGCCAAGCGATAGTTTCAGGAAAGTAGATCCGCCATCGGTATGTCGATTTGCCCATATATACACGAACAGCCGACGGTGAGCAAGCATAATCGTGCGCCCAGGGTTCAATTTCAAGTCCGAAGAACTTGTAAGCTGTATCGATCACTTTGTTCTTCATATCGTTGAATTGCTGGTGCGTCATTTGCGCCGTCAATTTCATCGCCGTCTGATGGCGTAGCAATATAATGATTGGGTACCAATCTGCACTTGGGTATTTCATGCGTTCATCTCCTCTCGAACAATTTCTAACGCATACGAGCGAATCTCCTGTCTTCGCTCTTTCGGCAACGCCTCATAAGGGGCTTTCAATTCATCTGGTAGCACAATCTCCCATTGGTCTTTACCTCGTAACTTCGCGAGATTGCGCGTCAACGATAAGTCATATTTCACACAGGACGCCCACGCGTCCATATCCACAGCCACACCTAACGCCGCCGCTATCTTCTCGCACGATCGAATACGAACGCTGTTGTATGTGCGTCGGTTGGATACGGCAATGGCTTGGGCGAGGTCTGGACTGATGATAAATCTAATTCGAAGAGACATCTTGCATCCTCCTTTTTCTCTTGGAACGGTCGGGCTAATGTGCGCACTTTCTGCGCGTAGAAGTCTTTATCTAGCAACGCGAGTAGCAACTCTGCGTCGTATGTGGAGAGATCATCTGGCAACTCGACGGCGCACGTAGGGAAATCCGACACTTTCTGCGTGTTACTCTTATCTTTCGAGGAACGCATCTTCACGTAGTTGACGAACTTCACACCCGCGAGCTTGGCCAACTGCCCGTTCGGTTTTGCGGCGATACATCTGATGCAACGACTTTCCGTACATTCCCCACTCAACGTGTCGTAAAGGTATGGGAACGTATCTGTCGTTTTGATGAGAATAAGATAATCTCGGATGTCGTTGATATCCTGCATGATTTCGAGCGGGTCGCACTTTCTCACGACGGATAGCGGTAACGCCTTTTTACACACCGCTTTGTCGTTGAAGTAATCCCGATTGAGCGAGAAGCTAGCCCCTTTGACCGTGACGCCTTCTTCATCCACCATGTAGTAGTTGTTGACGTTGAGTTGCACCAGCTCTTGCACCTCGTGCGACGACACCTCGTACTTGTATAGCACGCACCACTCATCGACGATGCGGCGAAACGTCTCTTCATCACCCGCCTTTACCTCAGCCATAACACCATCGGTGTTGACCTGAACAATTCGGAAGTGTTTGGATAGCTGGTAAGCGAGATCTGTGACGGATAGTTGCCCGTTGATGGTGATAGAGTTGTTCGACCATTCCGAACGGAACACAGCGAACTTGTCTTTGAGCATACCCGTCAAAGATGCTATGAGACGCTTGGCGGCTTGGCTCTTAAGTTTCTCACCCTGCTTTTTGTAGGTTAGGCGTGAGTGGTAAAGAAATTCGTAGAGACCGCGCGCGTGTGGTGTAAAGGTGTACGGATAGAAGTCGTGCTTGATCATCAGTGTGGGGTACATGGATGACACGTCGGCGTACAGAATCTTTACGTCGTCTGGCTTGACATAACCCTCAATTGCACCGTGGGCGCCGCCCCAACCCAACGCGACATCTAATCCGTCGAGTAGTCGGACAGTAGGCGTCTCTTTGTTGTAGAACTCCTCTTTGGAGCTTAATTCGTCGCCCTTCTCTACGATGCTACGATAAAACGCGTATGCATCACCAATCCCCTCTCGCGTGGTGTAATCGATGGCGAACTTAATTGTGGTGCGGGCGTCATCTTTCGGCGATCGCCCATTTGTACACATTGCGGAAAAGACGTTGCGAGCGAGCGCGGCACTACGACAGCAAACAACACGGCGTGGGTCGTCGAAGCTAATCCCGTACTCTTGCAAGACTGGAACACGCGCACATGCCGCCTCGTAGTACCCAAATTCATTGTTGAACACGTCTCGTGTGTAGTAAACGTCCTGTTCGCAGTAGCCGACAATCTCTTTAACTTCGTCGGGCGTGTACTCTCGTTCATCTTTGAACGAATAGGGGCTGTCGTATGTCGTGTGACCGTACGATCCGCAGAACATCTTGAGGGAGCGCATACCCGCTTCGATGGGGTCGTACACGTCGTATGATCGGAAGCGGTTAATCCGAACTGGAATACCGTCGTTGATGAGCGCGTCTGAGATCTCTCGCACGTCCGCAGCCGTGCAGTCGCCGTTGACACCGAGGATGTAATTGATGATATGGTCGTCGTATGCGTTGGAGTTGTAGCCGATGAAAAGCGCGTCGCCATTCGCCCGCACGTACTCATAGGCATCGCGTGGGGATGTGAATGATCGCATCTCGCCCGTCTCCAGCGACAACGCGGATAGGACGAATAGGCTTGGATAACACTCCAAGTCGAAGATGATCTTTTTCTCAAATAAGTCTGCCATAATTTTGCCCATTTTTGTATGATGGTGTACGATTCGCCTAGTACACTTAGGTGGGACGACCATCGCCCCGTTACGGCGTATGTTTACAAACATTTTGCAAAAAAGTCAAAGGAAAATTGCAAAATCGTTGAGAAAAAAAGAGAGGAGACAAACTGATGGACACGAACACAACAATCGATGCTACTGCTACCACACCAGCCGCTCCAGAGCCCGCACCCGTTGCCGAGCCGTCCGCTCCGACACCTGTGGTAGAGACTGCTCCAACACCCGCACCCGCACCAGAGAAAGATAAGGAGTACGAAAAACTCCAACGTGAGTTGGCGGATATGCGGGCGGAGTTGGAACGCGCCAAGATACGAAGCGGGCTCGCGGAACGAAAATTGTATCCGCATGACATGGCGCTAGTGGAACGTTTGATTTTAGAGCAAGGTGGGAGTATTGAAGATGCGATTGCCAACATTTACGGCACTCGCCCGTATTTGTTCAAGGTGACGACTGTCGCTCCGTCTAAGAGCTCGACTTCATCGAGTGCGGATGACAAAGCGGCAAATGAACGTTTTTTGAATGCGGTTGTCGCGCGGATTTGCCGTGACAACGTTTCTCTCAAGTAGGAGATCGAACATGAAAAGTAAAGTAGTGCTTCATGGTAATCCGTATTTCTTGCAGGATTCTCATTACACCGCGATGACGATGGCTATCGAAACGAATAGCGCACTCGCCGTCGATGAAAATGGTGAACAGATCCTAAAAGCTGGTACTGTTTACCCCTCGAATGACGCGTCGGCTCTCGGTATCGTTTTGAAAGATGTTATCTTGGATGCCGAAAAGGAACGTTTCGCCACGTTCTCGCTCATCACGCATGGTCACATCGACGAAGACTTGTTGCCCGCAAAAGTGAACACCGCCGCCAAGACGGCTCTTAACAACATCGTTTTCTCGTCCGAACATCCCTCGTCTGGCGTCCCTGCAGAAATGTTCGTACTCGCTCAACCCGCCTCACCCACTGTTCTTACGGTTGGAAAATTGGCGAAAGGCGCGACGATCTCGGGTGAAATCAAACTCGCGACGGGATTCACGTTCGACCACGCCCTCGTCCCTGCGGATGTTTGCGTCGTCGCTGCAGATTTGCCGCTCATTTGCTCGGCGGTCGATAGCGCATCGAACAGTGTCACGTTCACCGTTACGCGCGACGTGTTCATCAATGCGGGTTCGCGTGTCGGCGTCGTTTTGAATGCGGGTAGCATCAAGGAAACGCCGTTCTCGACGAACATGGTCATCGTGGCAAAAACCGCTTAATAGGAGGCATATATCATGGCAATGCTCATTTCCAAGTATTGGAATCCGACAAATCTTCTTTCGATTTGGTCGCGTGTTCGCGCATCCAATTTCCCAAAACCCTTGTCGCCCCTTTTCCCGTACAAACGCACGGTTGAGGACAAAATCAAATCCATCAAGGGTTACAAAAACTCGAACGTCATCTTGAATGTCTGCGACCCCGACAGCAAAGCGACAATCCGAGGCTCCCGCAAGCTAACGATTCAAGAATACGAGATCCCCGAGTTCCGCGAAGGCATCATCCTCTACAATAGCGAGGTTCGCGAAATATCCCGCTATATTGAGGATTACGGCGCCTCACCCGAAAGTCTCGCCGTCTTGGATCAAAAATATCGTGAATATCTTGAGTTGATGAACGGTATCGCCACCAACGCCGAGTTTTTCCGCGCTCAGTTGCTCCAATATGCAAAATTCCAATTCCGCAATCGTGTGGACGACGGCACGTTCGCAATGGTCGAAGCCAATTTTGACGTTGACCGCGAATGGGAAAATCACAACGTCGTTCAAGGTATGGCCAATCTTACAGACCCCGCGAGCGACGCGTTGGCAGACATCAACAATCTCATCGACCAGTTCTACATCCAAAACGATGGCGAGGTGTCTGGCACGCTCATTATGAACACCTACACGTGGAACTTGCTCAAACGCAACGAGAAACTCGGCGAATGGCTCTTCAACATGCGCCGTGTCGATCCGCGCGATTACTTCACCACGCTTGGTGTCAACATCATGATCGACAACACGTCGTTCCAGACGCAGTTGGCGGATACGACGCCGAAGCAGAAGTACATCGAAGATGGCAACATCTGCATCGTCCCGAATCAACGTCTCGGTCACATCGTTTGCTCGGAATCCGATTTGTTCCGCGATATGCTCCGCAACAAATCGCAACGTCCTGACATTGGATACGACGACGAAACGGGCGCCGTTGTCCGTTGCGTCGAGTACAGCGACCCCGATAAGATTAAGACCACGATCGAGGCGCACATCTTCCCCGCATTCGATACGGGTATGATGGAAAAATGCTGTGTGTTGCGCGGCAAGTTGCACGCATAGTGGAGAGGGTTTGGATGGTGGGTCGCGCAGTCCACGGTGTGCGTACTCTTCTCGCCCGCCATTCATCACCCGTCGCGTGGGGCGGGTACAAAAAAAGCGGGATTTCTCACGAAATCCCGCTTCTTCACCAACTTATTCTAATAAGGAAAAAATATGATCTGTGAAACAGTCACATATTCATCACACAATGAACAACAAGTCTTTGCGCCAGTGTGGGGGCGACCTTCGAGCGGAAAACGAAAATGGCTACAAACCGCTCTTATCGGTTAGACAAGTGCGTCTATAACAGAGGCGCACACCGCTGTCAAGAAAAAAAAGAGGAGGCGTACAAATGTTAGATCCGAAGCCCGTTCCCAACTTTATTCCGCCCATCGACATTGGAAAAGAGCCGCCAGACACGGACATGGACACGAAAGTGCGCTACGTCTACGAGCTTGTAGGCGACAAGCAGACGTTCAGCCACACCAAAGTGCTCATCACCTTGCACGAGGCGGCGTCGCTCATTCTCAGCTACACCAATCGCACGCAGTTGCCAAAAGAGTTGGACTGGATGCAAGTGCGCATTGCCGCAGACTTGTTGCTCTACCGCACGCCTGACGTAGACAGAGATGGTGGCCCGAACGCCGACCCGTTGATGGACAACCTCAAGCGCATACGCCAAGACGATGTGGAGTTTGAGGCTCAAGACAAAGATGATACATACGTGCTCTCGATGGACAAGAATAACGCCAATGTGGAGTTCCTAAAGGATTATGCCCTATTGCTGCAAATGTGGCGGTTAATGCCGCGAGGGGGACGCCGTGGACACTGTTAAATGGAATCTGTATGCCGATAGGCTCAAGCGCGTCTTCGACGATTTGATAACGTGCGACATCTGGCGTTCCGTCAAGGGTGTTGACCACGTGGGCGGCGACACAGAGCGATACGAGAAGTTGCATGAAGGTGTGGAATGCCAAGTGTCGCATCACCCCATCCCAAAGGAAAGTCTCACGGGCACACCAGGCTACACGCATTTATCCTCAACACTACGTGTCCACATGCACCCAGAGGCGGATGTGCGTGATGGAGACATTCTTGTTCTGCACATGCGTCCAGAACGACAAGTTGTTGTTTCTCGCACAGCCTGCTACACCACACACACCCGACTTGAGGTCGCCCCCGTGGACAATATGGTGTAAGAGGGCGTTTGTATCAGTCGAATTAACTTAAAAGTTATTTAATTTTTTAGAGATTTTGGCGCATTGTATCAAATGTAGCACTCGAATTAACTTAAAAGTTATTTAATTTTTTAGAGACTTTTTGTATCGTATCAAATGTATCAGTCGAATTAACTTAAAAGTTATTTAATTTTTTAGAGACAATTTCGACGCTCGCCGACGAAAAATTAGCCAGATTTCGTTATTGTATCAAATGTAGCATCGAGTAAAAAACGCACTTTTTTATCCTCGATTTTTTGTATCATTTGTATCAAGATAATTAACTTAAAAGTTATTTAATTTTTTAGAGGTAAAGTCTCTAAAAAATTAAAACGATTTATAGTTTATTAAGACAACGCATATTTATATTTTTTACACAAGACCAGCCTGTGGTGCGGGTTTGCGGGGCGTCGGTGTCGTTTTTACAAAGATTTTGTAAAAATCGACTTCAAACTTTCTTACGGAAAATGTTTTTCTATTTTTGTTTTTTTACATTTTAGATTTTTTCTCGCGTATAAGGTTTTGAAAAGTGTTTTTAGAATTGGGGGTCACCCTACCGTCAAATTTGGGGACACCTGATACAAAACTTGGGAACTTGCGACTACCCCCATTTTGTTATACAGTGAGTTGGTGTGTAGGTGAGGTCTGAGATGAGAACGATCGGCGTCAAAGGTGTAAGCATCGGAACGGGGGCAACCGCAAATGGCAACCGCCCCCACGCTATAAGGGTGAGATACAAGAATGAGCGGTATGACTACGTTCGCGCGTATCGGGAATTTACAATCACCGACCACTGGGCGCTTGAGGCGATTCGCAATAGCTCTGCAACCTCCGTACAACGCCGTATAGCCGTCAAACGACGTAGCATAAGGGGTATAGCTGGCAAAGACGTTGCGACGAATCTGAAGCGGCTTGAGGGCTATTTGGAGCGTATTTTCCAACAGGGTTTCTTGAGCGGGTTGGCGAGGTACGCACCAAACAATTCGGGCAACCTCCGAAACGCTGGTATGTTCCGACTTGTAGTAAGGGTCACACCGCTCGGGCGTAGCTACTCCCTTGAGAAGCCCTCAAAGGCTCACACAACCGAGAAATTTCGAGTCGCCCTTGTCATTACACCTAACCCCGACGCACGCGGCGCATCGGCAAAAGACGCCTACTACACGCGCCTTGTCGAGGGGTATGAACCCATCCGAGGTTTGTGGACGAGGTATCCCGACGGGGTGTTGCGCCGCGTCGAATACGATAAGCGTAGAAAGCGGTATTATGTGAAGAAGCGACTCAAGACTCGCGCGTTTCAGTTCAACCGCTATCGAGACGGCACGGTCATAGAGGTGCCAGCTGGTAGCGTCTTCACCATCGGTGAGAATAAGAGATCGACACGCCCCGCCCAACCGAACAACTTTCTCGATCTCGCAGGCAAAGAGGGTTTGCGTAGGGTAGAACGCTATCTCGACGCGCACGGGTACTTCACCCTGCGCGTCAATCCGAACAACCCACGCCGCATCCAAGAATCGCGTCTCGCAGGCAAAGCGGAAATGAGGGCGATCCACATGGCGCCGATCCTATCCTACAAGCACGAACGCGAGTACAACATTAAGTACGAGTGGAAGTTCGACGACCCATATGAGGAGTACATCGAGCGTGAGGCACTAGAGGATGATATCCGCAACTACAAGAGCATAAGATCGTATCGTCAGTTAGTCGCTACTGTCGAATACGATCGCGAACGGCGGCTAGCGACTCAGATCTACGGCGACGATGGAGACGAGCCGTCAACCCCGTTCTAATGCGCGAGGCGAGAGGAGATAGAGAGATGATTGAAGAGGAATTGGCAATTTACATAGCCGCCATACGCGCGGCATTCCCAAACACACCCATTTACACCGAGAGGGTTGTGCAAGATGCCATCAAAGAGGGTTTCTATTTCGAGGAGGTATCGGCGCAATCGCAGCGCGAGCAACCCGACACTTTCATCGATATTACGACCTACAAACTTTACTTTTATCCGTCATTAGACGATATTAGCATTGTGCAAGCGCGACTTCGCGATGTTCGTCGTTGGATGGAGATCGATTTGCAATGGTTGCCGTTTGTGCGCGATTTCGAGTATACACAACGTCAGGATTATTTGGTCACTACGTTCCGATTGTGGCGGCATTATCGCCTCGTAGACGATGGGAAGCCTTTGATGGGTACGTTGACCGTGAAACCGTAACACTGTCTTTTCTTTGGATGGAGGATATTATGGCAGGTGGGAGTTTTTCCAGCATGAATAAGGTCATCCCTGGTATCTACTACAAGATAAGCAAGCAGGCAGTCCAGCAGCCGCTTCTTACCGCCAGTGGCGTCTTGTTGTGGATTGGGGAACGTACATGGGGCGATGCAGTCGAACGCATTTCCCTCGACGATTACAGCAAAGATGTTTGCTATCGCAAGACGGGTTTGTCCAACACGAGCAAGCGGATGGAATTGTTCGCGCAATCGTGTCAGGAGTTGATCGCCTACGATCCGCGGGAAGGTCGCGCAAAAGCGTCCGCCACAGCGTATAGTGGTAAAGTCACCATCACTGCCGCGAAGCCCGGCTCGCTCGGCAATAGCATTTCCGTCGTTATTATCGACTACTCGGCGGATGTAGCCGAAGTTCGCACTTCGGTGGATGGAGTCGTCCAGCACCGTCAACGCGTCAAGAAGCTGGGCGAGTTGGTGAGCAACGACTGGGTTGTCGTTGGTGTAGAAGCGGCCAACGCGGATGTGTCGGCTCACAGTGACTTTGGGACTGTCAACCTCACAGGCGGTTCGGATGGTACGGCGGCGGCCGGCGGTGCTGGCGGCACGAAAGCAACAGGCACGTTGTGGGGATGGGGCCCGATTACAGCTACGCCCGATGGTGCGGCTGGCAATAAGGTCGCCGTCAAAGTCACTGTGGGTGCTATGAGTGATAAGGTCTTCTCAGGCACTCTGGATGTTACGGCATCGGCCCCCGTGTGGGAAGAAATATTTAGGATGTCTAAAGAGAGCCAAACGTGGGGTGAGGTCTCCGAAGAGAATAAGGCGAAAGTCCGCAATAACAAATTCTTTAGATTGGACGCCGATCCTTCCAGCTCCGTCCGACCATTCGATAATTCGTCGTTGGGAAGTCTGTCAGATGTACGCTTATCAGGCGGCGTAGATGGTGTCGGCGGTGGTGCCATCGATCTCTCGCCCGTCGAAGACGAGTACTTCAATGTCGTCGTGACGGATGATCAATCGCCTGAAATGCGCCAACAAATTTCCGCGTGGATTGCCGACCGTTGCGACAAGCGTGGACGTTATGCCCGTTGTCTCTTCGTTGACAAGAATGCATTGCCCGACAGCGCACCAGACAACATATACCTCTCCCTCTGCGTCAACACGGTAGATGGCGATGAGTCCCTAACGGCCTACGCTCTCGCGTGCGTCGAAGCGGGCGCAAGCTGGAATGAATCCACCACGATGAGCACGTTTGGGCTCGACGGCGCGTTGGATGAGGCGTTGTCCGACGAGGATCTTGAGACGGCGATCGAGAGCGGCATTATGGCTATCATGAAGCGCATAGACGGCGCGTTGTGCATCTGCAAAGACATCAACACCCGCGCGAAAAATAGCTCCATTCCCGCCCAACTCGGAAAGAATAGAGCCGTTCGCCTTATCGAGACGTTGCGCAACACGTTACGTTCCTTGTGGGAAACCCAATACGCGGGCAAAGTCCACAACGACGAGACGGGGCGTTTGCTTTGGAAATCGAAGGTGTGCGAGGTCTTGAACGAATTTGTTGCGGGTCACGGTATCGAGCAATACGAATCGGACGACATCATCGTGGCGGCTGGAGAGAAGTCGGATGAAGTCATTATGACCATCCCGCTTCAGTTCATCGACAGCGCCGAACTCGTGTACGTCAATCTCATTCTCTAATCCATTAGGAGGTAAGATATGCCATTAGTTAAAAGCGTTACGTCGAACAACGTCATCCGTGGACGCGACGTATTGAACAGTAATTTGGGCACGGCATACATCGAGATAAACGGTCGTATGCGTCGAATCTTTGAGTTGCGTAACATCAGCGCGACCGTCGAGATGGTCAAAGAGGATGTTATGCTCATCAACGACGTTATGTGCAAGCACAAATGCGTCGCGGCTCGCGGGTCGGGTTCGTTTGAGATTTACACAGGCGTGCGCGATTATTCGACGATGATTCGATCGTATATCAACACGCACCACGGCTTGTACTTCACCATTACGTTCGAGATGTATGACCCAGAAAGTACGCGTGGTCGCCGCAACGTCACGTTGTACGACTGCCTCATCGACCAACACGTCTTGGGGATGTTGAACACCGAAAACGGCATTCTGTCTGAAGAGATGGGATTCACGTTCGACGAGTACAACATTAACGAAGATTTTGTTGCATATCCTTAACGAGTAGTGTATAAGTGCTGGCGTAAGGCTGGCGGAGCCCCGAGTTACAGACCTTCGTTCGCGCGTAACCGCCGCCAGCACTTACACACCCACCAGCCACATAAGAGAAGAGAGAGCGACATGTTATCAGAACTAGAAAGTCTTATTTCGACAGAAGTATCCAAAGCCAAAGCCATTTCGGAGCGAACGCACACCATCAAGTTGCCACCCACGCCTCCGACGCGAGAAGCCTATTGGTACGACGATAAAGAGCTCACCATCCGACCCATCACCACGCGACGTTTTTACGACCTTGTTGACCAATGCGCTTCGTCTGACGGCACGACAGACCAAACACAATTCATGTTTGAAGTCATCGGCGAATGTTTGGTCGATCCCAATCTCCAGAACCCCGAGTTGCAACGCGCTTTAGGCGTCGGAAACGCGCGTGAAGTTATAGAACGCATCTTCCCAGAACCGTTCATTTTGCGTGACATCCGCGCGAGAATTGAGGATATCAGCGGATTCGGCACGACTGGGGTAGAGTTTCGAGAAAGTCCATAATTTAATAGAACACCGCCTTAAACGTCGCTATCTCGATGCGACTGTGCTATATGTTTGCTTAACGCAGTTCCACTGGAAGCCATCCGAAGTGTTGAAGATGGAGAATTGGGAGCTAGCAACAGTGATGGCAATAGCCGAGAAGTATGGCAAAGATATAGCGGCAGCATCCACGCCGCATTGATACGGAAGGTGGCGATATGGTCGGTGATTCAACACGCGGATTTACAACGCAAAAACGCCTTGAGCTGTATATCCTAGAGGCGGAGAGTAGAGCCTCCAAAAAAGCGGCGGATAAAGCGAAAGGTAAAGGAACAGGCGGCAGTGGTAGCCTCAAAGCCGCCGTTCAGCCCGCCCCAAACGGAACAAACGTCGATGCGGGTAAAGTAGCACGCGCCACAGGATTGCCGCCAGAACAAGCAGTCGCCGTCTCAAATGCGGCGGCGGCGAGTGCGGCCAGAAAGTTGGCGGCGCGTCGCGTCAAAGATGACCAGCGTGTGAACATGTCCCATCGTGTACGTGGCCGCACCGATTTCGAAAAGGTGTATCGGCGTAAGCCCAAGACGCCCGATTACGTCAAGAAGTATAACTTCAACGTCCCTGAGGATGTCGTCTTGCCATACAATCATGGGCGTTTGTCCGCTGTTTACAACAACCTCGCGAAGAAGTTGCAGGATGGTAGCCGCACGGAACGCGCCAAACGCACACACCGTTGGATGCGCCAGGGTGAGAGGATGGGCATTCCCTATGGTCCGTGGCGACAAGGCGAGCCAAGAGGCACACGATTCAGTCCAGAGGGCAAAGCGTTCCAACGTTATCTCCAATACAATAATGTGTCGAGGGATAACGTCGATGAGGCGGCGCGAGCGTGGCTTTACCATCTACGCCAAGTGAGAAACGATGAGGCACTACGACGACAGGCCGCGCGTGTACAGGCGCGTCGTATCGGCGGCGTCGAGAGCCCGGATAGACCGCGATGGCTAGCCCCCCCACCACTCGCCATAACAGCACGTGCGGTTGGTGCTGGTGTGTCCGATGGTGTGCTCCCATCCGCCACAACGACGACTGGTACGACACGGGCGTTGCCGTCTTACACCGTCTCCACGCCGTCACCCACGCCTCCGCGCGGGGATGGTCCAAAGCGGATTGGATACACAGGCCCGACTGAGCCACCCCACAGCGGTAGAGGTCGGCGCGACGCCTACGAAGAGCCGAAAGGGCCTTTAGGGAGGATGTTCAACCGACGCACCCATTCATACAAAGGGTATCTCGCGAGCGAGCTCGCCGCCAATGCCGTGACGGAGATTAAGGATACCGAGCATCTATCCAAACTCATATTCAAGCGTGCCGAAGACTTGCGCTCGAAATACGCCACGTCTCGTTTGAGCACGGGCGAGCCGATCGCCACGAATGTGAACCTTTCAAAAGAGCAGATGGCGAGCTTCGGGCGATCACTTACGCAGGCACTCAATAACCCCGACACACAAGCACGCGCCAAAGCGCTGTGGCAGTTGGATAAGGAGATGGGTGTAGCCGAACGCACACTCGACAAAGCGAGACGGATGCAGGCCGCCAGACTCGACCCGTACGGCATGGGCACCTACGACGGGATGTCTGTTATCGATCCGAAAATGCGCCGCGATATGTACACGATGGCGAAGTCAATCGGGTCGAAACAGGATATGGCCTTTATCGAGAATTTCGACCCAAACGCGGTCGATGCCGCCGCTCTCCAACGCCGCTACTCCCGCATTATGTCGCGGTACAAATCCCTTGATGCGCAAAATCCGCGTTCGGGATACGGCACCTATCTCGACGGCGCACTCCTCACGTCTGGTAAAGGTAACGTGGCGGATTGGATACAACGTGCGAGGCGCGTTGGCGTAGACCCTAGCCTTGTCGCCCGTTACACGGATATGGCGACCGAGAAAGGCGTCACCACGGATACGGGGCGAACCTTTTACGACTACACGAAAGAGCGCCCGCAGCTCAAACACCTCATTCGCGCGACAGAACAAGCGAGCCGCCGTGTCGATAACCTCACAAAAGCGACTGACAAGAGCCGACAAGTCTTCGATGACGTGATAAGCGGTAAAGGTCTACTCAAACGCGGACTGTATGGTACGTTCGACTCCTCTGGGCTGGTGCGCGAGTACACTAAGGCGATGAAAGCCCAACGCGTGTTGGGGATGGTATCTGGCGCGGAGGAGAGCGCGCGTGTAGGCGAATTTACACGCGCCGCACAAAGCATCCGAACGGCGACGAAGTACAATCAGCTCGCAGGCGAGTTGGAGCGGGCGGCCAGACGCGCACGCGCGAACATAAAGCTGGAAGAGAATGTAGATGCGTTACAGCGAGAGGGATTGCTATCGGAGCAATCCGCCGCCGCACACCGCACCAGACTGCGCAAAAAGGTGCAAGCGCAAGAGTTACGTGCGCATAGATGGGAGGTCAACCGGGATGCGTTCATGTACAGCCTTACAGGCCGACCGATCGACACGTCGCAGGGCTTCTTCAAAGGTGTGAAATCAGCCGCGGGACAAGCGGGTTCCGACTTCGGTAAGATGTTCAAGTTTAATAAGGTGAACTTGGCTATGGCCATCTTCGAGGGCGTGATGAAGGCGTTGCGGGCGTGGATGACGCTCGCACGATTCGGCGCGATGTTCACTGCCATTGGTATCGGTGCCACCGCTATGGGCGCCCGCGCATTGATGAAAACGTCGGATGAGTACACCAATCGACAAAACCTCTACAACTTCGCTTTGCCCGAAAACCTACGTGGTGAACGCTCGTTCCAACAATTTGAGGATATGGCGTATGTGAGGGGTCGAGGATTGCGCCAAAGCACATCTACGTGGTCGTCTGGTGTGATGGAGCTCGCCAACGCAGTCGCATCCGCCACGGACGCAAGCGGACGCCAACTTATCTCCAACATGGATCAAGTTATCACCATGTACGAGAACTTGTCCCGTATGCAAAAGTTGGCGGGTACGAACGAGGCGGATTTCAAGGGTGTTATGATTCAGGTCTTGCAGGGTATCGGTAAAGGAAAGCTCGATATGCAAGATATCAAGCCAATTCTCAACCGATCGGGTGCGTTTGCAGACTTGTTGGCACGTGGTGTCTTTGGATTGAAAGGTCGAGGCGACTTGTACACGCAGTTGGAGGAGGGGCGTGGGGATAGAAACAAAGGCTTGACGGCGGAACGCCTCATCTCGGGTCTACTCTCCACTGAGTTGACGAAAAACTTAGATGCCTTGTTCCGCAAAACAGCACGCACGTGGGCGGACGTTGGCGAGATTATGAAGTCGGATATCGGACGTGCTCTTCTCCCGCTTATCGGCGGCGCGTCTGCCGCTGGGAATGGCGGGATTGGCGACCTCCTAACGAGCATCACAGGTGCCATCGCCGACAGCACGTTGGGCGATGACATTAAGAACTGGATTGAAACCAAACTGATGCGCGTGATTGACGGACAAGGCGGGTTGCGGGGCGCGATCGAAGCGTGCGTCAACGCCGTCGGCGCGTTGGGGTTGGGTCTTGTTACGGGTGCGGAGGTTTGCGTTTCCGCCCTAAACGGGTTCGTCACCGCACTCACCTATGCTATGCAGGCGCTAGATGCCCTCACACCGAAGAACTTGTTGCCCGTCGATACGAACGATATTCAGAGGCGCTACGGCTGGACGGATGAGCAGATGGGTCGTATGGCCGACCCGCGATATTACCGTGTTGTCGGGGTTGGAAATGGCGAGACAACAAAGGATGGAGATGTCATTACCGACACGATCGGTGGCGGCGCGAATAAACGAGCTATCGTGTTTAACCCGAACCAGATGGCGAGTGCGGATCCGGACAACTTGTCTGGCGTGTACTCCAACTATGGACTCGGTATCACGATGTCCAAACGGCAGGCGTTCTTAAGCGCACAGATCGACAATCTCGGGCAAAGTCTGCAGTCGCAAATGTACGGCGAAATCCGTAGTAGGATGGACACCACGCAACGCCTAGTCCACGCTCTTGTAGGTGGCGCGACCGACGCTTTTAGCGAGATGGCAAAGTGGAAGTCTGGAGATAAGAAACCCGAAGACGCGCCGTTGGCGTCCGACAATGTGGCGTTGAGTGCGGCGGTGCAAACAGCCGCCAACACCGCCGCCATCAAACATAACACGGCGAAGGCGACAGAGGTGCAGATTGCCCTTCTCAAGCAGGTTGCGGGTCGCGCCGTCGTCAACCGCATCACGAACGTGCGGCCCAACATCGTCGCCAATGTTGGTAGTATAAAGAGCGGTGCGGATTTGGATGAAGTAATGAAGCGACTTGAGGTTGCGACTGCGAGCGCGGTTGCTGGATATGCGTACTAGAGGAGAGAATAAAGAGATATGGGAGCGAACACACACAGCTGGCTCGTATTAGAGCCATACGACAACAACATACCCACCAACTTGCGCAAACAGTACGAGGCGTTCGGATGGAAGATTCACATCCCCGTCTCGCCGAAGAGCCTAACCCACGAGCGGGATGCCGAACACGCGGAGGTTTACGGTATCGCTAAGGGCGGCATGTTGCAGCGCAACTTGCCCAAACTGTGGCACACGCGCATCGAATCGTATTTGCCCGCACACCTATTCGAGCGGGTGTTCCACCAGAGATGGGACGGCGATGACGGCTACTCGCAACAAGATTGGATCGACTACATCAATCTACTCATGCAGAACAAGCAACCGTTGAAGATGTGGCATGAGGACACACCGCACCTGCGACTCAAACACATGTGCACTGATTGGTGCATTCGCCATTGGGAATACAAGCTATTGCCCCACGACGACATCGATTTCGTGCTAGACTTGATTGAATGGAAAGAGCCGAAAGTTATATTGGGCGAGGTCGTTGTCAACGCCACGGAGGAGAAAGAGCCGCCGAAGAAAAAGGTGGAGGGTGGCGGCGTCCATCTTCTTGCCTTTGGTAGTTACGACGACAGATGTGTGGAGTTGGGGCGGGTGTATGCCGACGATATAGGGGGATACGCCACTACACCGACTGGATTAGAGTTCGGGTACAAGAATCTCGCCGACCTAAAAAAGATATTGAAGACCGCCGCCGAGAATTGGAAAGAGCTCGCTTCTAAGGATATGATAATGGCTGGGTTCACCCCCAACGTAAGCACACCCATGAACGTGACGTTCTTGGGCGCGAGTGCGAGTGGGTACACGATGACCGTCAACCTCACTGCCGTGGTCTCTGGACAAGGACAACTCGATCCCTATGGCGCAAAGATTATCGCCTCACATCTAAAGCCGCAAATCGGCGCGTATGCGGAAAAGGCGTTGGATAAAGTCATAGGCAACGGCAAGAAACGACCTAACGCCTTTGCACGCCAAGTCAATGTTACCCTCGGCGCGGATATGTCGATGCCGAACAAAGGCGGCGCCTCACTTGCGAGTCAAGCCGTCGCCCAAAAGAGTAAGCGGGCGGGATGGGTGAGGGAGAGCCACTTGTGGTGGGATGCGTGGTGCGACAAGTTGTCATCTCGTAGCGACTTCACACACGCACCCGCCTCCCGTACAAAGACGACTGTGACGCGGATCGACGTGGGCGGTCATACGATCGACTACACCGTCGAGTTCGTGTTTACCCCCAAAGTGATTTACAAGACGATGTACAAGTTACGCCCAACAGGTGGTCTGGATAGAGATATGGTGTACACCAAGAGCCAAAGTTGGCTCACACCGAAAGAGAACACCATCAAAGCCTCTTACAAGTACTACCTCAAGACGGTAGCTATCGAGGAGGATAAGAAGGTTGCAGGACTTAACGTGGAGAGAAAAGATGCCGCGGCGCTGGAGGCACAATCTGCCGCCGCCGCATCGTCAGCCGCGAGGGGCGAAGCGACTCCCAACACCACGACGACGGGTGAGAAAAGGATTCGCGCAATCGTCCTAGAAGGAGGGAAGTAAGCGTATGAGTGGTGTTGATTTCGCTTCGGCACAAAAACAGGCCTTACTTGCCGCCGCCAATGCCCAATCCATCGCGGAGGGGGAAAAGGTCGGGAGGCGGGATAAACCCTCCACACTCGGCGTCAACCCCGTGTGCAAGGTAGTCGCCTACATACGCAACGTGCGACAAGGCACAGATGCCGCCGCCAACTATCTTGCCTCGGGCGACGTGGATGAGGATACCGAACTTTACCGCGCTGTCGCCAAGTTGGCGTCGGGGCAAACGTTGTCACAGGGTGAGTACGCGTTGGTGGCCGCCGCATCGAAAGAAAGCCCGCGTTTGACAACGGCGTTACAGATGTACGGCTCAAGTGTGAGTCAGCGTTCATCTCAGCGGTGCGACCTATCCGAATGCGTCCAAAACTTCTCACTCTCCAAGAGTCTTAAGGTGCAAGGCGGCAGTTGCCAGTTGCGTATCCAAGTGGACAGCGAGGATGTGGCACGAGGTATCGGCTTGGGAGACCAGTTTTACATCTACCTCGATGAGCAGTGTATCTTCTGGGGCATGTGTATGGAAGTGACCTATCCAGACGAGTGGAACATCGATTTCACCATCAACGACAGCATGTGGTACCTCAAAAATCAGCTCGTTTGGATTCAAAACAAACCGACCACGTTGGACGCCATGTTCACATCCATTTGCGATCAACTCGCCCTACCTTACGTGCGACCCGCCACCATCCCCGTAGCACTGAAACCGCGTGTGGAGACGAACGCCACGGCGATGAGCTTGTTACAGAACGCGATCGACGAGACGATGTACTATGGCGGGCGACTTTTCGCCATACGGATGAACCCCGCCGCATTGGAGTTGATTGAGGTGCAGGGTGAGGATAAACAGGGCGTCACTCTCGACGTGATTGAGGCGATGACAAGTTTCTCTGCAACACAATCCATCCAAAACGAGACGTACAACGAGGTGCGTGTCTTTGCCAACAACTCTGGAGGCACACTCAAAGCCTACACGCTTCAAGATTTGCCGTTCATGGAGCGGTTTGGTATATTGAGGTATCAGGAGGTGTGCAACAATGCCATCATTCGAGAGGGCGATTTGGACAAGATGCTCGCCGTCACGAAATACCCCACAGGCGACTTACGCTTCGACATAGTTGGCGTTGTCAACCTTTTTCCCGCCGATGTAATCAGGCTAATGGAAAGTGTTTACGTCACGCACGATATAGCGTATAACTACGACGATGCGGGTTACAAGATGACCGTGACTTGTGCGCGTTGGCAGAAGCCCTCGTCCGAGCAGTTGTTCGACAAGTGGGATTTCTCGCAGGAATACGCACAAGCTAAACATCTGAAGTGGTAGGAGGGGAGAAGTGGATTTCGCACAAAAAATGCTGGATGCGTCGAGGTCGATTGCCATGAGGGCGGTGGAGAACTGCGCGTCCGACATCAGCATTGGCGTGATGGTCGGCAATGATAGTGTGCGTTTATCTGACGGGTACATCCTGTCTGCCCCGCTCATCCACTTCACACCGTGGTGTAGGGATTACGTCATCTCCATCCCAGAGGAGGGGTGGCAACGCGCATCCCACGCCCACGGCGGGCAAACGGGCGAAACGACGGACACGCACAGTTGGCTAGGTATTACAACAGCGGGCGTCCCCGTAGAGTTTTTCCCGACGTCAATTGGTGTCCCCCCAAAGCGAGAAAACTTCGACTCGGATGAAGAGTATTTGTGGAGTTACAACGCGTGGCGGGCTCAAGTTGTACAGCAGGCCGATGTGAGTGAGTTGGATATACAACACCGACACCCTATCAGCGACGATTTGCCCCGCATAAGACTGTGGCGTGGCGTCAAAGATGGGGATAGCGTACTCGTCCTCAAAGTCAACACGCGGCACTTCGTGGTGCTTTGCCCACTCGCACCGACAAACGCACCGGAAAAGGAGGCACAAGGCTATGTTGCTATTGACGAGTGAATTGAACATAGCGGAGACATCCGCACCATCGTATCCGTCGGAGACATATCCCTATCAGGATTGGGGTAACTGCTTCGGGCCTTTGCAGCAATACGACGATGCGTTGGCGGTTGCATGCCAAAAGCGACTGGAGACACAAAAGGAATCCGAACGCGCATACTCAGAGGATTATGGCGTAGATTGGGAATACGTGTATGAACAGACGGAGATGTGGCGCATTTCCAACCTACCCCACGTTCTCGAAGAGGCGTTGTTGGTGGATGATAGAGTGGCGTCGGCACGAGCGACTATCACTGCCGTGGAAGAGGATAGGATGGTCATAAACGTAGTGATCAACGCTTCCACGTCGTTTTCGTTTGTGAAGCAGTTCGTGTAGGTGAGGAGGACAGAAATGGCAAGTGCATTAGACAAACTAAAAGATGTGACGCAGTGGACGTTACTGCAAGATATGCTCAACGTCTCAAGCGACGTGTTGGATAAACGCGAGGGTTCTGTCCTATACGACGCGATTGCTAGCGTGGCGGTTGCCAATGGCGACCTACTCACGGGTCTCATTCCCACTCTCTACCAAGCGTTCCAACTGCTCTACGCTAAGGGTGAGGATTTGGATGCGTGGGCGGCGAACTTCGGTCTCACACGACGCGGGTCTCTCCCCACTTACTACCACTACGTGGATACGTGGCGAGAGGAGTCCCCCAACGACACACTACTCGTAGGAGATGTGTTGCGCTCCCACAACTCGAACGTTCGATGGATAATCACCTCGGTGGAAGAAAAGGTCGTCAAAAGCGAGACGGATGGCAACTTTCAAGAGACGACGGGCGGCGTGCTGGAGCCCGAAAGATATTTACCCGCGCTTGAGAGTGTTGTGTTTGGTACGCTCTACGAGGCTGGGCGCGAGGTCGAGTCGGATGAGAGCTTGCGAGAGAGAATCCTCCGTGCGCAAAAGGTCGCGGTTGGAGGCAGTCTTCTGGAGTATGTCGATCTCGTTCTCAACGTCTACGCCGAGGAAGGCAATCAATCTTTCTATGGGGTGCAGGTTTATCCCCTATCGCGTTGCTGTGGGCGTGTCTTCGTCGCGCCCTATCACCGACACTTTAGGAAAGAGGAGGCGGGGCGGTTGCGGTGTGCGACCGAGGAGGAGCGCAACGCCCTTGCCGAGTGGCTAGACCCGAGAGATGAAAGGGGGTTTGGCATGGGCCACATTCCCATCGGACACCACGTGCATGTGGTCGGCGCCGACGCCAGACCGATCGATTTCCATTTCAGATTGGAGTTGGAGGAAGGAAAGGAGTACACACCCGCGCTTGGCGAGGCGATATGTGCCGCGACGGACGACTATCTTGAGAAAGTTGGGGACGACGGCTTGTTCACGCGCATAACCAGAGGAAAGATTGAAGGTGGACGATATTGGTACACATACAGCCCATTCGACCATCTTGTCGCACTCAATGGCGTGAAGAAAGACCATCCCGAGCTCGTGAACGTCGGCATCGGCTATTACAACTACCTCCTCAAGCGGATGATATTTGATATCGCCTACACGATGACGGAGGCGAGCTCCGTATTCCGCGCGAACGAGAACCCGTGGATGTACTCACGCGGCACCTCCACCATGTTCGTACACAAGGGACAGGGCTTTGTCGAAGTGGGAGTGATAGAGTAATGGCGCTTGTAACGAAATATGCTGATAACATACCTGTCTATTGGGCGGATACAGAGGACTTCATAGCTCTGGCGCGTGCGTACTCCGACGTACTCGACCGCCTTTTCGAGGATGTGGCGAGTTGCTTTGAGGCGGCAATCAACCCAGCAACTATGGCGCGTGTGGAGTTGATAGAGCTGTTAGACCGCCTCGGATACGACGATGTTCGGTATTACACAACAGACGAGCTACGCGCCCTCTACGTGGATATTATCGCAACACGCCGCGTTATGACGGAAGCCGCATTCGCCAAACACTTGCAGGAGGCGTGCCCAAGCGGCATCGTGGTGAAGGTGGAGGTAACAGATGGCACACTCAACATCCTACCAGAGTCGCCAGAGCAGATAGTCGTCTACATCTCAGTTGACAGAGGTGGGCGCACATGCGCAGGACCTCCAGAGTGTAGCACCGACTGTCCGTGCGGCGGTGCGAACGGTTGTGGTGACGACACCTCGTGCGGACTCGTTTACGTCGTCGCATATGCAACTCATCTCGACTATCCCAGACGCGATGACGACGGGAATGTGTTGGATTGGGCATTCTCTTACGACTCTCTCGCGCGACGCATTGTGGATTCTTTTCCAGCATCCGTGCGCCTCATGTTGGATGCAATCCTCCAACCCATTCCCATCACCGTGCTCTACGCCGCCGTCCCCTCCCTCGTCGTCGATTGTTACGCGGATGGGAAGCGTGGGGTTAAAACGAGGTATATCTGGGGTGGAATGACAGATGGCGAGACGGATATGGATATTATTAGCTCTCTGGCTATGTCCTATACGGATCTGTCTGCAACTCGTGCGGCTAATTACACACCCGCAATCCACGTAGAGAGTACGGCAGGGAGCGAGACGGTGGAAGGTTTCGCCGAGGTAGGTACGGCGAGGGCGAGCTGGAGCGAGTTGCGAGGTGAGGCAATCCTTCGCACGGGACAAAGAGGCTTAATCTACGAGAAAGATATCACGGGGACGGCTTTACCATCTCCACCGAACGAATATGTCGAGGCGGCGGGCTGGGATTTGGTAGGTCAGACAGCACCCACCACAACATCTGGCTACACCCTTTCGCCAACCTACACACCCGCAATCCACGTAGAGAGTACGGCAGGGAGCGAGACGGTGGAAGGTTTCGCCGAGGTAGGTACGGCGAGGGCGAGCTGGAGCGAGTTGCGAGGTGAGGCAATCCTTCGCACGGGACAAAGAGGGCTACTCGACGGAGATGGCGTCGTTCACATCTTTACCACATCGGATCTAGGTGATATATTGTCTGGAGCGGATATGACGCAATTCGAGCTCGGGCAAGGTTTTGTAGAACAATATAAGGAGATTGGAGCATGAATAAGGGTCAATTTAAAGTCGCCTACGCGCGATATGTCGGAGACGGAACGGGAGCACTATCGAACCCCCAGTGTATGTCCAAGATTAAACCCGCGATTGAGAGCTTGGGTTGGACGCTAGACACCGAGTATCACCCCGATGGATGGCGCGACGGCAAGGATGTACACGCCTATTTCAAAGGGACAGGCGGCGAGAAATTGTTCGTGTCGTACGCCGGATTGTCCCGCTATCCCTCGCAAGACGGTCAGGCTCGTACGTACTACAAGGGATCGTCGTCCAGTACTCTTTACGGTCTGATCGTCACCATGTTACCCGCACCCACAGATAGCGACACGAGGGATCTCGCGTGGGGTGCGGATAAGTCTCCGATGTATGTGCTAGCTCGCTCAGATACTCCGACGGAGATGCTACCAGTCGTCGCGGATTCGGACCAGGTGGCGAGCACGTTTAACAAGAACACGCTAGACGTCGCGTACCAAATGACTATCGTGTCGGATGGACGTAGGATTATATTCGACTGTACGTCGTCTCGCATGAAGGCGTTTTGGATGGGAGAAATCTTCGACACACTCGCACATCCTACCGAAGACACCTCCCGAGTCGCGAAATACGGAATTTTCTCACTAGGTACACACGCCAATTACAACTCCTTCACCGTCCTATCAACTGTGGAAATGGTGTTGTCCTCTCGGATCAGATCGAAGGACGAGTGGTCGATATACAGCAATCCTGCTTACAAACTAGCACATGTGTTCGCCAACGCCGCTGGCGAATGGATACACGGGACGTATGCCGCGGCGTCCGCTCACCGACTACCGCTATATGCGTGCGACGCGCTCTCGGCGTCGGCGTGTACCCCCATCACGCGCGGCAAGGCGCGATGGCTCGCGATCGGGATGACGAGCGTGTCGGAAAATATCAACACGTCGGGTTATGTCGTTCCTGGCGACGGGATGAAAGGTTGGCTCGACACCGACATGATACGAGCCGTTTGCCCGACGGGTTTGCAAACGAACTACACGTTGGATAACGGTAACTTCATCTATGTCGGCAACGGTTTGATGATGGGTTGGTCGGCAGACAACGACACGAAGTACTGGTAAGAAAGCCATCTAGGAGGGAAAAGCTATGCAATTCGATACAGCGATACTGACAAATGAAGGCGTGCGCCTGCTTACAACGGCGAGTTTGGATGACAGGTTGGTGCTGACGAAGTTTCTGTTCACCGCTAACCCGTTCGAGCCGTCGCCTGACCTCACGACTCTCACCAACACGTGGGGCGACGGGCATGTGGAGACGCAGCGCACGGAGGGAGGTGTCATCCATGTCGATGCATCCGCATCCAATCGCCTCACTTTCGGGCGGGCGCATGGCTTCGGAATTTGGGGATATCTCTCCAGCGAGGGGGCGGAGACGGGCGAAAAGCTCCTTCTCTCGGCAAAGGCTATCGCCCCCGTCGTGGAGGTTACATTGGCAAGCGGCGCATGGACGATATTCCGCATCCATGTGGCGATCCAGTTCGCACTCGCCTCGGCGGATGCCATTATCGTCGAGCCATCCTACAACGGCTTTGTCTCCATCGACGCGTTCAACCGCTTGGAGGCGGAGGTGGATGCTCTCGAAGATCGGGTCGTTACAACCCACGCGAAAGGGGACGCCGCAGTCGGCGATGACCAAACGATCTTAGGCGATAAGACGTTTGACACATCCTCGTTCGTAGTTAGTACGGAACGCGCATCTTTGAACGTGTTCCCGAAGGAGGTGATTATTGAGACTGGAGAGAATTACATCTCATTCGGAGCAGCCACAGACGAGGTAGAGGACGATATGATCCTCGCTTCGCGCGGCGGTGTTATCGTAGGCACGAGAAATGGTGTCGGGATGACAACCGATCCGAACGATACCGAGGGGGCGAAAGCGTCCGTCGGTGTACGGAAGAAATACGGCGCGTCTAACACCCCGATTGTTCTACTCGATGGAGAGGTGCATATAACAGGCGAGTGCTACGCGGAAGGTGTATTGTCGGCAAATAAGTTAGCATCGCAGAACCCGCCAGACTTCGCCGCGAGTGCCTACTTGAATGGATCTCTACCGTTGACACCAGCCTATGCCTTCATCTCAAGAAAGATTGATGATGGTAGGGCATACGAGGTGTTTGATGGATGGAATTGGTACGAGCCTGGAAAGAAGACGCCGAGTGGAGCGAGTGATAGCGTAATCGAAGCGCCGTATAACTTGTGCTTGAAGAGCGACGCGGATTTAGATGCGATGACTCTCACCCCAGGGTACATCGGGACGGCTAGCGTTGTAGGAAACCTCCCCTCGGCGCAGACGGATACCACACTAACCTACGCGATATTCTTTAGAAAGCGCACGATCGGCAATTTGCTGGTGCCGCCACGGTACGGATTCATGCGCTCGGGCGACCTGACTGTCGGCGACAGGGGTGAGATTCCCATCACACGCACGGGCTCGGCAAACACGCTGTCAACGGTGATAGCCAATATTAAGAATATAGTGGATGGTAACGGTTTACTGGCAAACCTAGAGTTCCCGCAGGTCTACGCTTGTGCGGAAGGGGATATATTGGTATTCCCAATCTCTCACGGGATGGCGATGAGCGACAACGGTGTTGGTATCTTCCAGTCGGATGGGGTGGTTACATACACCGTGTATTAACATAGGATATGAGAAACGATAGATCCCGTAATCGAGTGGATATTGCAACTTGGAGTGACGCTTGGCGTCGTCTGGCTCGTGTGGTATCTCGCACGTGAGAACAACGACGAAGAAACGGAGTAAGGATTCGATATGGTGACACTGCTACTTGCTGGCGCGGGGATAGACGCCGACTATTGGGAGGCGATCGAAGACGCTGTATGTAGGGGAAGAGGATAGGAAGCTAGTATGCGAGAGGATGAGAAGAGCCTTGTTCCATACACATCCCTTAGCCACATGGCGAGGGTGAAGAAACTCGATAGTGAGATGTATGTGAGCGAACTACACAATGTAGTTAAGCTCATATACGCCGAGACGGAGATGCGCACGGCGGCGAAAGCGAAGCGACTGGAAGTGTTGTCGGGCGTGATAGACAGATGTACGACGATGGAGGAGAGGACGAAGTTCCAACTCCAACAGGCGGAAGTGGCGCAACAACCCGTGCTAGATGGACGCCTCGTTTCCGCCCTGTTGGAGACGCTAGACAGGATGAGGGAGGAGACGGAACGGATGGACGGTCGGGCTGTACATGCCGACCTCACCTTCATCGACGATATGCGGCAGACGGAGGGGAAATGACGACCGTAAGTGTTGTTGGGGTTGCCACCGCCGTCATCCTCACTTTGACCTTTACATTGGGGATCGGCGGCGGTATCTATCTACACAAGAAGCGCGTGGAGGAGCGTAATGCCGACCAGCGCCAAGAGGTGTTGGAGCGAGCACTTGATGGCGCACACTCCCACACGGGTGAAGTGTTGCGCGTGGAAGTGGAGAAGAGAGAACATGTGCAAGCGTTGGAAAAGATGGGCGCGACAGACGGGGAGATTGGGGATTGGCTTAATCAGCCTCTTCCTAGCGGTGTTGGAGATTGGCTGCGCGAGTACACCTACACCAGCCCCCACGACGGCACTGCCGCTGGGCAATGACGCCACGCTCACATCACTCGGTTGCGAGGTGCCCGCCCTTCCCCTCGGCACAGCCACAAATAGAGACCTCATCCTCTACACCGTCCAACTGTTGGCGACTGTGAAGGTGTGCCAATCTGCGTTGGTGAACGTGTGTGGCGTTGGGGGTAAGTGATGGAGGCTGTATCCATACGCAACATCGTAGGCGGCGGATATGAGGAGTTTTGGAACTTCAAAGGGCGATACCGCCTTGTGAAAGGTGGGCGCGGCTCCAAAAAGTCAACGACGACGGCGCTGTGGTATATCTACAACATGATGTACTACTACTATAAGTATGGGGTGATGGCGAACCTGCTTGTCATTCGCGCCTTTAAGGTTGACCACATGGACACGACCTACACCCAGCTCATGTGGGCAATCAACAAGTTGGGTGTCGAGCACTTATGGAAGCCATGCCGCAACCCCATGCAGATTGTCTTTCGACCCACAGGACAGAAGATATTGTTCCGTGGGATGGACTCATCCGCACGTATCAAGTCCATCACAGCCGCAGTCGGCAACCTCTGTTGGGTGTGGTGGGAAGAGGCATTTGAAATTGCCTTTTACGAGGATGTGGAAACCGTAAACATGTCCATTCGTGGTAGCTTGCCCGAACCGCTGTTTTACCAGCACACATTCACGTTCAACCCAGCTGTCCCAGACCATTGGCTGAAAAAAAGATTCTACGACCACGTAGGACCAGACGGGTTGTCCGAAGATGGGCAAATCCTCGCCATAACCCGCAATTTCGACTGCAACGAGTTTTTGGATGAGTCGTTTCTCTACGAGATGGAGAGGTTGCGGCGGTTTGACCCGGATCGCTATCGGGTGGTCGCGATGGGCGAATGGGGCACGAACGGTGGTATCATTTACACGAAATGGCGCATAGAATCGTTCGCGTGGACGCAAAAGTTCGGCGACGGTTGGGTGTACAGATATGGGATGGACTTCGGCTTCGTCGAGAGCCCGACCGCCATTGTGAAACTGGCGGTGAACAGGGACAAGCGCCTCATTTACGTGTGCGACGCCGTATATCTCTATGCGAAAGTCTCCACAGAGATTGCGGAGGCGTGTAGGCGAATGGGGATTGCCGAGTGCCCCATTCTCGCAGACAGTTCCCACCAAATGGCCATCGAGGAGATTCGGCGAAACGGCGTGCGACGTATCGACGCGGTTAAGAAAGGGGCAGGTAGTGTTATCGTTGGGATAGAGCGGTGCAAAGAGTACACCATTGTCGTTGAGAGGCACTGCGAGCAATTCATCCGAGAGATTGCAAGTTACCGTTGGAAAAAGAACCCACGCGATGAGGGATGGATCGACGAGCCAGACGACTATCAAGAGGATCACGGACTCGACGCCATGCGATACGCCATGTCACAAGAAGAGGCGTTCGACACGAAATTTATGGCTGAACTGCGCCGCCACAATCAAATGCGCATGTCCCGTCGGTACGCCATAGACGCGGAATGATTTTTTTTTCTTGACGGTTTTATTTTAATCGGCTATACGTTCACACCGTATCCACTTGGGTAGGCGTGCCCATGTGAGCGTTCGTTCATGCTTGGTCGTGGGGGCGGTTTTCGCCCCCCGCTCCAACACCAACACTTAGGAGAGAACAGCAATGTGTAAACGGGGAAGAAAACCAATGCCAGACAAACATCTAGTGGGCGTCACATTTGACGGCGACACATACGCCACGTTGGCGGCGGTGTGCGACGTTATCGGAACGCCTGTCGCCACATACGTGCGCAATCTCGTTACGAGAGCGTTGGCGTGTGAAGACAATAGACCGAACATCTCGATCGATCCCGCTACACCGAGAACGGCGGCGGAATTTGTCGGCATCAAAGAGCCAACCCCGATATTCCCAACGACAGACACGCGCCCCATCACAGAGGTGCTTTTGGAGGAAAAGGCGGCTGCCGAGGAGACGGTCGAAGAGACGGTCGAAGAGATAGAGGATGCGGAACCCGAGACGCCGACGGTGAATGACGATTTGGATGAGCAGTTGGCGGCTCTCTTTGGTGAGTAGATAAGTGACCATTTCTATGCTATAAAAAAGGCGTCCCACACTTGGGGCGCCTTTTATTTTTTACACATAGGAGATGAGAGAGATATGGCAGAGTCGATCAAGCTGGCGAAGGCGGTTTGGAACAATGGCGAGCCAGATGTACCAAAAGACATCAACCCGCCAGTGTCGTCGGACGTGCGCAAGAAGATGGGATGGACGACCACGCCGCCCTATATACGCATAGTAACTGCTCAAATGTACTACCACAACCTGACAGACATCAAAGACAAACACTTTATGACGAAAGTGGGTGTGGATGGAGAGAGATCGAACGCGCGTTTGCGGTCGGGATTGTTTGGTCACATTGTCAATCAGCGGCGGG